AAACTGGTAGACTGGGCAGACATCATCCGTAAGACCTTCCGTGATGGTGGTATCGATGAGGTGATCAGCACCCGTCGCCTGGTCCACATCGTCCAAGCTTTCAAGATCTTCGGTAAGCGTATGAAGTCTATCGAAGTCTGCACCAATCGCTTCGACGAAGAAACCAAAACGTCCTTTATTGAACTCTACGACAAAATCGATGAGAATGCCGAATCACCTGACCAAGATGCATAATTACATCGGCAGTATTGCACTGCTAAACACAGGTCAATCAGTCAAAATCCTCGGCGGCACGGGTCTGGAACTCTATGTTCAGACCCTTGACGGATCCGTTCAGAGGTGCTATCATGATCAATTGAAGTACATCTATCAAGCATGACTTTCAAATATAATGAAGACGCTCTGTTACAGGAGCTACGTGATTACATTGCAAGTACCTATGGTCAACACTATTCTGCTGGTAACGACAGCATTCAAACGTTAGACTTGATCGAAGCATGTGGTGATGCAGAGGCATTCTGCCGCTCCAACATCCTCAAGTATGCTTCACGCTATGACAAGAAGGGCACTGCCCGTCGTGATATCGTCAAGATCCTTCACTACGGTCTGCTTCTCTTGCATTTCTCTGACAAGACTAACGTTACTGAAACATATAACCAATGAGCAAACTGATTCTATCTAACGACACTCACCAGATCCTGAAGAACTTTGCTACCATCAACAGTTCTATCATGATCCGTGCTGGTAATACTCTCAAGACTATCAGTGTGGGTGAGAACTCTATTGCAGAGTTCAAATGTGAGGAGACCTTTCCTCAAACGTTTGGTATCTATGACCTGTCAGAATTTCTGACTGGTATGAGCTTGTTTGATTCTCCTGTTCTTGAGTTTGCCGAGCAACATGTCAACATCATTGGCAATGGACGCAAGGCACGTTACTATTTCTCCAACCCAGAGATTACTCTCAAGGCAGCACCAGAAAAGAACATCCAGTTCCCAGGAGCTGACATTGAGTTCAACATTTCTGCTGAAGATATCAAGGCATTGAAGACTGCTAGCACTGTTTACAGTCTCCCAGACCTCTCGTTCTCCTCTGATGAGAATGGACAGATTACTATCAAACTCTTCAACAAAGAAGATGAGACTAGTAATGTGTATGAGCAGACTGTCACTGGTAATTCTACTGGATCTTATGATTTGTGTATGAAGATGGAGAACCTTCGACTTCATGCTGGTGACTATCATGTTGAGGTTTCGACCAAACGAATCAGTGTGTGGAAGCATCAGCGTCTTGATTTGAAATACTTCATTGCACTGGAGCCTTGACTAGAGAATGTGGAGGGTGTACTCTGTGCTGCCTTGGAACTTTGACAGTTCAGGTCAACGAACACAAAGTATACCCAGGTCATGCTTGTCCACATGTAGTCGATTCTGGTTGTGGTATTTTTGGTGACCCTAGCAGACCTGATATCTGTAAAGGATATCTTTGTGCTTGGATGCAACATCCTGACATGCCAGATTGGATGAGACCCGACAAAGTTGGGTTCATGCTGACGGAAGCAGACTCTTATCCATCAAGTGTAATGCTTACTGCAGACTTTGCTAGTGGTCAGATTGATGGAACTGCATTGCTTTATGCTATTGAATGGTGTAAAGTAAAAAAGAAAACCATGTTCTATACCGCCAAGTCTCCTGCGACAGGTGAGTATGTTCGTGGTAATATTATGAATCATCCAGACTCTTTCTACAAGAGAGGATCTATGGATGAAATTTTTGAACCTATTGAACTATTTAATGATGGATAAAAAATTCCTTTGGGTGGAAGAGTATCGTCCTCACAAGATTGACGACTGTATTCTTCCCGTGAGCGTTCTCAACGTATTCAAAGGCTTTGTTGAACAGGGTGAACTTCCCAACCTGCTGCTCCCTGGCAGCGCAGGTATCGGTAAAACCACCGTAGCGAAGGCATTGTGTGAGGAGATTGGTGCCTCATACATCGTGATCAATGGTAGTGACGAAGGTCGCTTCCTTGATACCATCCGACAGAAGGTTCGCACCTTTGCCAGCACTGTCTCTCTGTCCTCTAGCAGCGCCCACAAGGTCGTTATCATCGATGAGGCAGACAACACCACCAATGACGTGCAACTGTCCTTGAGGACCGCTATCGAAGAGTTCCACAGCAACTGTCGGTTCATCTTCACCTGCAACTTCCCGAACAAGATCATTGAACCACTGCATTCTCGATGCACTGTGGTTGATTTCAGGATCAAGAACGATGACAAGATGCAGATGCAAGGCAGGTTCTTCCATCGTCTTAAGTATATCCTCGATCAAAATGAGGTGAAGTATGACGACAAGGTTCTTGTCAAGCTTATTCAGCGATACTATCCTGATTGGCGTCGTCTGATCAATGAGTGTCAGCGTCATGCTGCTGGTGGTCAGATCAATGTTGACATCCTTGCTGACATTGCTGACATCAAACTCGATGATCTCGTCAAAGCGATGAAGAACAGAGAGTTTACAACCATCAAACGCTGGGTGGTTGATAATATCGACAATGATCCTAACATTGTCATGCGTAAAATCTATGATGTTCTCTATGAAAACCTCAAAGGTGCATCTATTCCAGAAGCAGTTCTGATCCTAGCCAAGTATCAGTATCAAATTGCTTTTGTTGCCGACCAGGAGATCAACCTGTTGGCATGTCTAACCGAACTAATGATAGGATGTGAATTCAAATGACTGTACTATTGCGACTCTACTCTGGCGAAGATGTTATCTGCCAGATTCTCGAAGAACATGACGACCGCTATCTCGTAGAGAATGTTGTGGTTGCTGTACCCATGGAACGTGGGCAACTATCCTTTGCACCTTGGTCTCCTCTTGCCAAAGAAGGTATTCCTTTGACTATCACCAAGAATTATGTGGTGTATCAGACAGAACTGAATGAAGACCTGGTGGTCCAATACGAAGGACTCTTTTCTAAAGTTATCACTCCGCAGAAGAAACTCATTGTCTGATCTAATGAACGTACCAAGTAAAGAAGAACTTACACATCTCAAGATTCAAGCAGCACTGCGAGAGCATGTGTTCGCTGAAGACCAGATGAAATATCTTGGAGAACGAGCAGGGCATCACTGGTATCTGGTTGCTGGTGAACATGAAGTTCCTGTGAGCGAAATCGAAGAATTTGAATTTGCAGGCTATGTCGATGAAGAAGAAAACTACTCCCCAGAATGTGAAGGAAGCGAATGAAGGTCTCTTTCATGCTACAATGAATTTGCCCGCTGCAGCTCGGCATTGTGGGATGACCAATAAGGAAATGAAACTAACCTTTTGGGAATATTTGAAGTATAACCATCCTGATTATGAAGTCACTCAAGACACCATTGCGATACCCAGGAGGGAAAAGCAGAGCGGTAAGCAAACTGTTCCAATTCCTCCCCGACCTTTCCCAGGTAAAAGAGTATCGTGAACCATTCCTCGGTGGTGGCAGTGTCGCCATCGAGATCACAAAACGCTACCCCAAGATGGACATCTGGGTCAACGATTTGTATGAACCATTGTACAATTTCTGGAGAGAACTTCAGGACAATGGCAGGGAGATGCGTGATCAGCTGGTGCAGCTGAAGTATCGCTATTGTGACCCTGATTCTGCTCGCATTTTATTCCAACAAGCAAAAGGAAAGGTAAACGATGATAAGGCATCCAATCTATCTCGTGCTGTTGCTTTTTACGTTGTTAACAAGTGCTCTTTTTCTGGTCTCACTGAATCCAGTTCCTTCTCAAAGCAGGCTTCAGAGAGCAATTTCTCGATGCGAGGCATTGATAAACTCCCAGACTATTCCTTGATGATTAAGAAGTGGAAGATTACTAATGTATCCTATGAACAACTCCTTTGCGATAACAAGCAGGTCTTCGCTTACCTCGACCCCCCATATGACATTAGAGATAACCTCTACGGGCGGAAAGGGTCTATGCACAAGTCCTTCGATCATGATGCCTTCGCTAGCACTTGTGATCGCTTTATCTGTCCTCAACTTGTATCTTACAATTCGTCTCAACTGGTCAAAGAAAGGTTCCAAGGGTGGACGGTAGGAGAATTTGCACACACTTACACCATGCGCTCCGTTGGGTCTTATAATACAGATCAAGCAGCTCGCAAGGAACTAGTCCTTACTAACTATGAAGTGTGAAGTCAAACTGTTCGTAGCAGGAACCGTGTTCACCGAGCAGGTGATTGCTCGCAACTATGAAGAAGCTAGGGAGGTTGCCCTGGCACGTAACCCCAATGCCAAAGTGATAGGCGTAACTGCCGTATTTAAATAATGAGTTATAAACTTACAGATTATCTGTATTCAATTAA